GTCTTGGTACAATTGTCCTGCTTTCCTCTGGATTTGACCTTTTTCCCTTTTTGGTCATGCGTGGTGATCAACCTGTTGTTACACTTTGCCTTTCATCCCAAATATGTGTTGTATGGCCTTTTGTCGACTTCTAGTTTCATATGGATTTTGAACTCCGTTTTAAACTATGGCGCAATCAACACAGGTAAAGTGACACACATCAATTACCCTTTCTCCTTCTCTCTGTGGTATGCAATCGTTGGGTTTTCCCTGATACCAATCTTTTGGAACTTGCTTTACCATGCCTTGGGTGTTGTTCTTGCCCATAGTCTTTGTTTCACGCCCAATGATGTGTGTGAACTTGAGAGTCGAGAGACCCTACTCTATTCCTGCTCATGTCCAGCCTCATTCAAGAGAGTTGATCGTTGCGTTCATCGTGACTGGGATACTATTGTACGAAGACAGTTGATCAACCTGCCACCTGGATTTCCACTTGGGATGTCCAATTGCTTGGTTGACCGTCTCAAGACGTACTTGCAGCTTCTCGGTTACCAATTTAATGAACCGATTGTAACTTTCTTTTGTTGTGGACCGTGCCACCCACCACCTGTCAACTACTCCATCCGTGTGCTTTCGCCTAAGGAGAGGAGTCCCGAGATCAGGTCAGAGCAGGTATTTTACTCCCATCCATTTATTCACACTAGTGCCACCGGCTTCAAACAACCATTAGTCAGTGCACCTTACACGATCCTAAGGGACGAACATGGTGCCTGGCAATTGATTGGAGAAGAAGATATGAGTTACCAAGGCCAAAAGATTCCGTGTGATGTGTTCAAACGTGTTGGTAATCGTGATATTTGCTTCAACCGTGATACCAATTCCGCCTTTGCTGCACCAGCTGGTGTGGATGTAGGGATTTATTCACGTATGAGGGATCACATTGCCGTTCGTGAGGGCATCACACCTTTATCGATCCTACACTCAATCAATACTAATTTTAGGGATACTAAGCAGCTTACGATGGCCGATCAAGCAAGAGTGCTTGAACACCTGTGTAAGACCACTTGCATCTCCTACAATTTGAGTGTCCAGGGGGGCCGCGGTTATTTTGGAAAGGGTGAGGCCACTCCTAACCCGACGCATCCGACCTTGAGTTGGCGTTGCGTTTGGTGTGGCTGGTTTCCCCCTCCAAAGTCTCATTGGAAGCATCGAACCTGTCCTGGTTGTTTAAGCTATTACACCCGGGAGTTCCTGCTTGGTGGTTCCTTACAACATCGAGATGGGTACGTGAAACACTTTCGTGCTCCAATTGGGGTCAAGCCCATTGAATCCACACCAAAAACCAAGGACACTAGGGAAGTCATTTACGTCGGACCCAAGGTACCGCCCAAGCCTAGTAAAGCACAGGGACCGTACTTGATTGGCATCGGCCATGACCACTGGAAACCCACCAAATTTGCCAAATCGATCACTAATGAGCTATTGGCAATTACTTACCGGATTTTTGCCTTACCGCAGAATCAGCCGGTGAAGCCTTTTCCTGGTGGCAAAGGTGGCAAAGCGCTGTTTGCCAAATATGAGGAGGAAATGCTCGAGTTCGGCGCACGCTGGAAGAGCATGTCCAAATTCATGACACGTACTGGACTCTTGGATCTGTCTGTATTGCCGTGTCCACTTTATGGATATAGCGATTTGGACTGGCTCCGTGAGAACATGCCTGAACTGTACCAGAAGGAAGGTAAATTTTTGACTGACTACCCTATGGACAATTGGCTAGGCATGCCGGTAGACCACAGTGCTGAACCTTGGGTCACTCATTTTGCCCCAAATCGTAAGAAGCAATTGTGGCCCACCATAGTACAGTACCTGAAGTACGGATTACCACAGAACATTGATTTCAAACTTTTCCAAAAAGATGAACTTGCCTGCAATGACATGCCACCCGGTGCAATAGATTACCCACCGAGTAACCCAAGGTGCATTCAAGCACCCTCTGATTACACGCACATTGTGATGGGGCCATGGATGCGCAATGCAACCAAAGCCTTGCACCACAAGTGGCACATGGGGACTCTAACTTATGCGTCAGGCATGAATCCGAGCCAATTGGACGAATGGTTGTCTACTCATGTCGATCGTTCTGGCCACCGCAAACCGGAATATGCAGGACACGCCTTTTATGAGAATGATTATTCAATGTTCGATAGCACCTATTCAATCAGCACTATGGACTTCGTTCGAAGTGTTTACCACAGCTGGGGTCTCAATATGCACAATAGAGACGTCCTCCGTTGTTTGCAAATGTGGGAACATCCTAGGGGCACTACCTCATCTGGGGGCTATTATATGGCACCAGTGATGAACGCCTCAGGTCGTGATGATACCGCACTAATGAACGCGTTGGTCAACGGCTGTGTACAGGTGACGTTGTTTGCTGAGCTGATAGCTGGCCTACCTTGCGACCGTATCCCTGGCAACATGATCCCAGGCTTACTCAAACAATTCCGGATTATAGTGCTAGGGGATGACTCACTCACGGTTGCACCGGATACTCTAAGCACCAAAGATATCGCAGATAAGGTGGCATACTATGGGTTGGAGGCCAAACCGTTGGTGAAGTATGATCCTTTAACGATCGTTTTCTTGGGACAGAGACCATATTTGTGCAACGGCCCGTACGGTTGGGCTTTTGCCAAGACCACTGGGC